AAGAAAATGATAAAGGAAATTAGAAGTGAAACTAGTAAAAAGGGTTCATTGCGGATTGAATTAGAAAAGTTGAAAAACAAACTCGAAAAGGAACCCATACCTTATGTTCCTGACGCTGGAATGACTGCATCCAGTGCATCCAGTATTGTCAGCCGACCGCGGCGACAGTACAAGGGTACGATGGGGGGTGCACAGCAAAAAGTGGGTAAAGTGGTCAACGAGACTAAGGAGGGAGATGTCGTAGTGATGGGGACATTGGTGAATGATGAAATATGGAATATACCTGGCGGAATAATATATAATGCAGAAGATTTTACGAAGCAGGTTGACGGACCCGGTGGTGATTTCGTGAATTGCGCGTCTAGTCCTTGGGGGGGAGATGATAAAAATACAGAAAAATTGGAAAGATTTCTTGAAACCTGGAAGGTTCAAATTACAAAGGTAGGGAATTTTGAACTTACTTTTATACCAACCTCCTTAGAGAAAACCCTCCCTGACCCCATGAAAGAAATGTATCAATTATTAGGATTTGTGCTCAATAAATATGATCCAGATCTTGTCAAAAAATTTCGGAGTACATGCTATGTCATTTCACCTGAGCCAAAAGCGGAAACCTATAAAGCTGATCCAAAAATATGGGTAAAAAGGAGTAAGCAATTAGAAAATATATTTGGCGATTTAAAGACCGTTGCTGCAATAGCAAGGAAAGTACTATCTAACTTTCCAGTAAACTCTACCGAGAATCCGGACGTGTTGAATTGGATTAATTCAGAATATCCTAATGTTGTTTATATTTTAAATGAAATTGTAAAGTATTATGTTCTTGTGGATAGTAAAAAACTACATGATTATCTAGCTGTGCTGTATCCAGGAACAATTGGTCAGGCAATGAGAGATATTGGTGAATGGACTGGTGAAACTTTTGGAAGTCACTGTCTGCCTAGTACAAAATTAGGTAATGCAAAGCTAACTGAAATTGCCGAGATATTATGTCCTATACTTGATCAATGTGGAAAGAATGATGCGACGCTCCAAAAAACAATTTTTACTGAAATTATTAAAGCAGTTGAGCCTTTATTAAAAGGAGATATTGATTTTACAGTACATAGATCGCTTAGCAAAATTTTCGAAGATTATGATATTGGCCAAGATGGCAGCCGGTCCGATTTGTCCAATGATATATATAATAAATTTACGCAACACGATTGGTCTGGTATGGATATTAATACAATAAATAGTGAAATACAAGATGCTGTAAGATTATGTAGCAAACGAACGAAGGCAACAAGGGGATTGATTGCAGCTAGACAGGCTACTGGCAAGGCTTTATCTACAGCCGCTAGTGCTGTCGGAACAGCAGCCACAGGAGCCAAAGACTGGGCTACCAATACCGCCGGGCCCGCAATTGGAAAGGCAGCAAAAGGAGCAAAGGACTGGGCTACCAATACCGCGGGACCTGCCATAGCTAGCGCTGCAAGAGGTACAAGGGATGCAGCTGTGGCGGCCGCGGGTGCACAATGTCTACCCAGTACGAATTCAACGGCGGTGAATACTATTCGCGATCTGCGGAAAACATTACCCCAAGATAAGCAGAAAAATATTCAAAGATCAACAATCTGTTCACAGCTCAAAACATCAGATACATGTAATAATTTTAGACTGAGTGGGGATTTTGATAGAATTTTTGCGGGGACGGAGGATGATCCCCAGCCCAAGGCTGAAATTGATGCTTGGAGAACGCTGTTAAATAGCAATGCTGGTGCATTTAGAGATCTAAAATTATGTAGCTGGCGCACGCCAGCATCTAGAAGAACCATTCAAGCACGTCAAACTATTGGACATCATCTTTCAAATGCTCACGCGGCTATAAAAGGTGCTATGGGGCGACTATTTACGCGTAGACCGCGTTCACGTTCACCACCGCTGGCTGGAGCAGAGGAGGATGCTGAGGAAGAAAAAGGATCTGGTTTATTTGGAGCAAGTACGACAGCAAGTAACTGTGGTCCTGAATGTGAACGAATGGTGAATGCGGGTCACGTGACATCAATATATAGAATACCTTATTATAATGAGGATGGTACCATTGCTGGTTGGACATCTCGGGTTGTTCAAAATCCTCCAGGGGACAGTGCCCATGATATGGTTAGTGCTGTAGGTAGTGCAGCACGAAGTGTAATGCCTCCCGGGGGTCCGCTCCCACCAAGGGAACATCATATTCCAACTGCGCCGCCGGCGGTTCCTCTTGACCCGGGGTCAATTATTTCCGTTGATGGTGTTCCTCAAATTGTATATGCAGAAGTCATAGGGCCGGCTCAAGGAGGAGGTGGTAGAACAATTGTTTTCACTCTATTAAATCCGGTCACGAATAAGCAAACGAAGGCCACATTACTACCAAATAATGATCTTCAAATTGGAGATAAGAAAAAATCTTTCAAAGTTTTGACAAAACGACCTCCGGGTACCAAGAAAAATACATGGCAACAATGGAAAAAAGAAGCCGCAGAAATAAAACAAAACGCGCAGAAGGAAAAGCCAAGGCAGAATCCTACGACGAAGATGGAAAAGACGGCGGCCGAATCTCAGAAGAAAAAGCCGAAACAGGGTACAAAGACGAAGAAAGACACTAAGGCGAAGAAAGACACTAAGGTGAAGAAAGACACTAAGGTGAAGAAAGCTAAATCTCACGAAGCTTGTCCACCTGGAGAGATAATGAATAAAAAGTTAGGAAAATGCGTAAAGAAACAATGTCCACCAGGTTTGGTATTAAATTCTCAAGGCAAGTGTGCTAAGCCAGGAGCATCACCTACAGCAAAGCAGGCAAAGAAACCTAAATCAGCGAAATCACCTACAGCAAAGCAGTCTGAAAAACCTAAATCAGCAAAGTCGCCTACAGCAAAGTCACCTACGGCAAAGCAGTCTGAAAAACCTAAATCAGCATCACCTACAGCAAAGCAGGCAAAGAAACCTAAATCAGCAAAGTCACCTACGGCAAAGCAGTCTGAAAAACCTAAATCAGCAAAGTCGCCTACAGCAAAGCAGTCTGAAAAACCTAAATCAGCGAAATCACCTACGGTAAAGCAGGCGAAGAAACCTAAATCAGCAAAGAAAAAGAAGAAGTCAACGGGTAAAGGTAGTCTCAAAAAATCCAAAGGGAGCAGTGGAAGACAAACAAGAAAATCAAGATAGTTTATTATTCTAAATATAACAATAAACTATAAACTAAAGGCCATACCTACACCTACGGGTACGGTTGTATTTTTCATTGGACATAAAACTACAGAAGTTCTTTCCATTGACTGAGGAGCAGTATTTTTATTTATTTCCGTCTTAATATCAATTAGTGTTAATATAATACTATCTATTTTACATCGCAACTTATTTGCATTCTCATCTGTAGCCGAATATATATCTTTTAAATTATATAATCCCGGAATAACTTCTGTAATAATTTCTACTAAGGTTTTCTTTACAGTAGCATTTGGAGTCAATGCCATATGACTTTGCTTAATATCATCGCACAGGCTAAAAAAATTTGTAAAATCTTCATCAATATATTTAAACGATGTTGTACGATCTTCTTTATACCACCATCGTTTCACTAGTTGAAATGAGAACATGTCTCCCTTAAATATATAATAGTTACCATCTTCATTTCTACCTATTTTATCACCTTTTTCAATCTCTCCTAATTTCTCAAATTTCGTTTTAAATCCATTCAACCGATTGGTATAATCGCGCATCCTTTCCGCATTACTAACAAATAGATTTTGCCCCCTTGTTAAAGCTGTGAACATTCTTGTATATAGTATATATAATTCCTTTAATCTATTTCCATGACTGAAGGTTAAACAAATGGAATATATTGTGGTTCGTAATTATCATATATAGTTACTTTAAAGGCAGCATTATATCCTTCTACGAAAACCGTATCGCCATTATATAACTCATCTACACCATATTCCTGTGTACCACTTCTACCATTTCTACTAACCGGCAATTTTATACTATTACTCTTATCACTCATGCTATAATATTGCCATTTATTTCTATTCGCATATAGCGGCCTCCCCATAAGAGCTAGTATGGTCTCTTTACCATTTTGTCTTGTCAAAATACCGACCTGCCTGTAATTTGTATCAAACCCTCGCGTTTTTATATTAATTGGTATTCCCCTGGGATCCCCTGTAGTTGGGAAAAAACCATTGCTTCTTAAAGGTGGAGCATAAGGATTCATTAACACATTTCCTGGCTGATTACTATATCCAGTTGTATATCTAGGAAAGAAGCCTCCTCTATCTATAACTTCTTTTTGGATAATTACCTGAGGAGGTTTCTCGGGTTGATTGATCATTGGTTGTTTTGTATAATAGAAATATATCCCTACAGTGATAAGAGTGCATAAAATAAATATAATTGTGAAATTCTCTATACATATAACTCCTGGTGGACAACGTTTAGTCATTATATAGTTCTGATAGAAAAAACTATATTATGTGCGTTTCTTTCCTCCTCCTGTTCCCGGAAGAGCCACCCTCTCAAGAAATGGCATTACCTTATCAACTAATTGCATCATGCCAGATCCCTCAAATGTTTTCAACAACTGTTCGGCATTTTCCATTAATGGACCCATTGTAGCCATATGCTCCATGAGTTCCTTTTGCTTGTTTGCAAGATCAGTTGTTTCATTGGCTAAATGCTTTAACTTTCCTGGTCCTAATGTTGCTTTTAATTTACTCATTTGTGCCTGTAAATCTCCACCATAGTCCATTAAATTTTTTCCCCGGACCTCTTCTTCTTCCTCGCTCTCGGTAGCTGGGCGTACACCACCTTCATCGTCTTCTTCTTCGCCTTGATTTTCAAATCCCTCGCTCCTAACATCTCTTGCTACTGCTTTCACTGCGGTGCCTATTGTTGTACCGGGGAGGATTGTATTACCGCCTCGTTGGCGTCCTCTGAAGCCTTCTCTTTCATACCAAGGCCAAACTTTTCGGCGCGTTGGGTTGCGAAGAATTGCAGTCGCTAGAATAGCTGCACTAAGATTCACAATTGTATTTTTACTAAAGTAAGTTGACAATGCATATATTGCTACGAAAAGTGTTAGCGATTCATAATCTTCTAACGCCAAATAGCCCAATAAATTTGCTACTGCAATTACCAATAATACGTAGAATACATACTTATTCGTTAATACATTAAAAGCCATTATTATATATATTTTATATAAAATAATAATTATGAAAGAATAATCTATTTGACCATGTTTATGTCAACCGATACAAAGACTCCAAAATATTGATTACTGCAATACCTAAAGTAATTAATAAATCATTCCTTTTATACCTTCTTCTTCTCATGAAGCATATCGGCAGCCTTGTTCAAGAGACTTTTAGCATGAGATGCTAGCTTAGCTTTTGCTACGCACTTACCTTCCGCATTACGGTGTTGGCCAGGTTGGCAAGCTTTCTTCTTTTCTTTCTTTTCCTCAGTTGCTGCTTCGGATGCGGCCTTTTTGACCTTATTTTCTAATCCTTCATATCCTTCCTTGACACGACCGCAGCCAAAGACTACATTCGCGACGAAGAGGCCGACAAGGATATCTACAGATTGATTCTTTGTGTAACTATTGGATAGATAGTAAGAGATCGCAAATACAACAATGCATTCAATTGACCCCATACTTACATATCCAAGAACGTTTACAACCATAAGTACTAAAGCGACATAGTATAGTCCTTTGCTCTTAAGAATTTTCTCTAATTTCATTATATTATAATGAAATAAAAAAAATTGATTAAATGTAAAACCGAATGCCATATTACCTAAATATGCCCAATGAACTAGCCTATTGTGAAATTTACAAGCCAAGGTGTCACGGAGTATTAAATCACGGAGTGGATTCGGATCGCGTAAAATATATTTACTCGTCTATTCTATACCAATATGGTATCTCCACAACTTCATTCCTAGATAAACATTCTAATGACTGTCAAGAGTGGGAAGATGTTGTTGTCAATCAATATAGTCTCTGGCGGAGACATGATCATCAACTTAACTATAATCCGATTGTTCGTAATTCGTCTGCCATTCGTCCAAACTGCCTACATATTGTTGAAAAGGTTGAAGTGGACGATTATGTATTTTGTATTATCAAAACATTTTGGTTGAAAATTATTCAACGAAAATGGAAACGATGGTACCATAATATGTTGTCTAAAAGGAAAAATCCGCGTTATCTTATGCTAAGGCAAATTCATGGTAAATGGGTTTAACGGTGACGCCGTTTTGTACCTTTACCACGTCTACGTCTACGTCTATGTCTACGGTGCCGTTTGGCTGTTTTTCCTCTGCGGTGTTTTTTCTTTTTTGTTTTACTATTTGAAAGCCGCGCGTTTAACCGTTTTCTACTGGCCAAACTCGCCTTATAGCTATACATATAGCCGCCATATTGACTAGTAGACGACGCGTTGGTGCCACATCCCTTGCGACTTCCACCACCCTTTTTTTCGCTACTGCACGTAAGTCCCATTATATATAGAGTTTTATATTTTATTTTCTATATCACGTATAGCAAAGTTAATGCGTTCATTGTCCATACCGCCACCCTCCTTAATATTACGCAAATACTCCAATAGATTTGTTTTGGCTCGTTTTAAACTTGCTTGGTCGCTACCTCCATGTTGTTCTACAAAATCAGGAAAATGGCCCTTTATTTCTTTTATTTGTTGTTGTTTTGTACTTTGTAATCCCTCACGCACTTTCTGTAAAGTTTCAATATATTGATCTCTTGCTGATAAATTTTCTTGCGCCATATAATATTTCATGATATATAAATTTTAAATTTAATTTATAATACATCTTTCTAATATATCAAAAATATAGGTTGTAATAGTATTCAATAAGGCATGTAGTAAGATATTTTTTTTAAAAATATTTAAATATTGAGTGATATTATTTAGGATGTCGAAAAATACCAACGAACCTCTCCTCGCTGAAAACCCAAATCGTTACGTAATGTTTCCACTTCAAGACCAAGATATATGGCAATTATATAAAAAAATGTTTGATTGTATGTGGCGCGCAGAAGAAATTGATCTATCCAAAGATATGAAACATTGGGAATCTCTCACAGAAAAAGAACGTCATTTTATTAAGATGATCCTAGCGTTCTTCGCCGCTAGTGATGGAATTGTGGTAGAGAATCTGGGTATGAGATTTTTGTCAGAAGTACAATTACCCGAGGCAAGAACCGCATATGGATTCCAATTGATGATGGAAAATGTGCATTCTGAGACTTATTCACTTCTTATTGACACATATATTAAAGATAAAGACGAGAAGACTAGACTTTTTGAAGCATTGGATAATTTCCCTTGTATTAAAAAGAAGGGTGATTGGGCCATAAAGTGGATTAATGATAATCGTTCTTCTTTTGCAGCTCGCCTTGTCGCATTCGCTTGCGTAGAGGGAATTTTCTTTTCTGGTGCATTTTGCAGTATCTACTGGTTAAAGAAACGTGGATTAATGCCAGGTTTAACGTTCAGTAATGAATTAATTAGTCGTGATGAAGGTATGCATACGGATCTGGCGGTAATGCTCTTTAATAAGCTTAATAAAAAGCTTAATAAGTCAAAGGTGAAAGAAATTGTACGCGAGGCTGTTTCTATTGAAAAGGAATTTATATGTGATGCTCTCCCTTGTAAACTTATTGGTATGAATGCCAAACTAATGTCTCAATACATTGAATTTGTCGCAGATAGATTATTGGTACAATTGGGGTGCAGCAAGGAGTACAAGGTAGAGAATCCATTCGACTTTATGGAAATGATCAGCCTTGAAGGTAAAACCAACTTCTTCGAAAAACGTGTCGCAGATTATAGTCTTGTATCAGATAAAAAGGACGCTAGTGTATTCGATATGACTGACGTGGCTTTTTAAACGTTACAGATTAAATAATAAAGATTTAATTTCAAATTAATTAAATGAAAATTCTCGTTACAGGTGGATCCGGTCTCGTCGGCCGTGCAATCTATAATCTAATGGATACTGATGAAAATAAATGGATGAAAACAACGATTTTCCTTTCCTCAAAGGATTGCGATTTATTAGATTTTGAAGCTACAAATATATGTTTCCAAACTCATAAACCTGACATTATAATACATCTCGCTGCTTGTGTGGGAGGATTATTTAAAAATATGAATGATAAAGTTGGAATGTTTGAGAAAAATATGATTATCAATATGAATGTACTAAGAGCAGCGCATAAAAATAATGTACAATCTGTCGTTAGCTGTTTATCAACCTGTATTTTCCCAGATAAAACTTCCTATCCTATTAATGAAGCGATGTTGCATAATGGTCCTCCACATACTTCCAACAGTGGCTATGCTTGGGCAAAAAGGATGCTGGAAGTGCAATCACGTTTATATAGAGAGCAATTCGGTAGGAACTATTCTTGTATTATTCCAACTAATATCTATGGACCACATGATAATTTTTCTTTAGAAGACGGTCATGTTATACCTGCACTTATTCACAGATGTTATCTTGCAAAACAAAGAGGTGAGCGTTTTATTGTCAAAGGATCTGGCTCACCGATGCGACAGTTTATTTATTCTTTAGATTTGGCAAAGTGTATCCTGAGGGTTGCGGAAAACTATAATGAAACATATCCTATTATTCTCTCCGTATCTGAAAAAGATGAGGTCAGTATAGCTCACGTTGCATTTGCCATTGCTAAGAAATTCAATTACACCAATATGTTGGAGTTTGATAAAACTTGTTCCGATGGCCAATTCAAAAAGACCGCAGATAACAGTAAAATGGCATATTTATATCCTGATCTTATTGAATTTACCGATATTCATCAGGGTATTAATAAAACCATTGATTGGTTCATTGATAACTATGAAAACTGTAGAAAATAACACTTAAAAATTATTTTATTATTTTTATAAAATGTCAAAAATTGCATTTATAACAGGTATAACAGGCCAGGATGGTTCATATCTGGCAGAATTACTGCTTGAAAAGTCTTATAAAGTATTTGGAATTGTACGCAGGACATCATCATTGTATAACGATGATAGACTCAAAAATATCAGGAAGCAAATCACCTTGAGATATGGAGACATGACTGATGGTGCAGCTTTACAGAATTATATCCATGATATTATAAGAGATAATGCTAATATGGAAAGATTTGAAATATACAATCTGGCTGCCCAAAGTCATGTAAAGATCTCGTTTGAAATTCCTGAATATACCACACAAGTTGATGCATTGGGTACCCTAAAACTATTAGAAATTATCAGGACATTAGATAAACCAATACGGGACAAATGTCGCTTCTATCAGGCAGGTACTAGTGAAATGTATGGTAAAGCACTTGAAGTTCCACAAAATGAAGAAACCCCATTTAATCCCATATCTCCTTATGCTGCCGCTAAGGTCTACTCGCATTATCTGGTTAAGATATATCGTGAAGGATATGGTATATTTGCATGCAATGGTATACTGTTTAATCATGAAAGTCCAAGACGGGGACAAAATTTTTTAACAATGAAAGTCGTAAATGGAATAAAAGATATTATTGACGATAAAAAGGCTGAAATTCAGATTGGGAATTTGGATAGTAAGCGTGATTGGGGGCATGCAAAAGATTATGTCAGAGGTATGTGGTTAATGTTACAACAGGCCAATCCCGATGATTTTGTCTTGGCCACTGGAAAAACATATACTGTCCGGGATTTTATCACACGAGCATTTCAGTATAAAAACATGACCTTAACTTGGACGAATAAAGGAATAGATGAAATTGGCGTAGACCAAAATGGAACCATAAGAGTTATAGTAAATCCCAAATATTATAGACCCTGTGAGGTTGAACTACTTCTGGGAGATCCAGATAAAGCGTTTAATGTATTAAAATGGACACGGGAATATGATCTGACGAATTTAATCGCAGATATGTTTAATGAATAATAATAGTTTAAACAAGTAGTTTATAATTATTTAATGAAATTACTTGTTTATGGCAGTAAAGGCTGGATTGGCACTCAATTTATGAGTCTTGTAGAGAAATATAATACTATTGAAGGTAAAAGTAGATTAGATAACATTGATGCTGTTAAAAAAGAACTCAAAGAGAACGCACCAACTCATGTCTTTTGTTTTATTGGTAGAACACATGGCAAGATTGGAGAGACTGTATATACCACAATTGACTATTTGGAACAACCGGGAAAACTTGTTGATAATATAAGAGATAATTTATTCTCTCCAATTTCACTAGCTAAGCTTTGTACAGACATGAATATTCACCTTACCTACCTTGGCACTGGTTGTATATTTAAATTTGACGAGGAGCACCCTTTTGGGGAAGAGGTAAATGGTTTTACAGAAAATGCCAAACCTAACTTTTTTGGATCAGGATACTCAATTGTAAAGGGTTTTACAGATCAACTAATGACTCTGTTCCCCAGTGTTTTAAATCTCCGAATCCGCATGCCTATCACCGGTATTCCTAATCCGCGAAATTTTATTACTAAGATCACGACCTACGAAAAAATCTGTAGTATACCCAACTCAATGACAGTTTTACCTGAGTTATTACCGGTTGCATTAAAATTAGCGCTTACCAATCATCATGGTACTTTGAATTTAACTAATCCTGGCCTTATTAGTCATAATGAAATTCTTGAAATGTACAAAGAGATAGTAGATCCAGATTTTGAATGGAAAAATTTTTCTCAGGAAGAACAGGCTAAAATTTTAGCCGCGGACCGATCTAATAATTATCTTGACACCACTAAGCTGCAAGAATTAGATTCAAATGTTAAGAATATTAAAGAAAGTGTCCGCGCCATGTTAATGCAATATAAAAATTATGATCTCCCTAGTAAGAAAAAAGAGACGAATGATTTTAAGAATTCTTCTGATACTATTCTTTTGGTAACAGGCGGTTATGGATTTATTGGTTCTAACTTCATAAATCATATTATGGAGAGATTTGATAGAATTAAACTGATTAATTTTGATGCCATGTATTATTGTGCTAATGAGAAAAACGTTGATTTAAAATGGCGTGAATCTCCAAGATATACTTCCGTGAAGGGTAATCTATGTTCTATGGATTTAGTGAGACATGTATTTGAAACTCATAAGCCAACGCATGTACTTCATTTCGCGGCCCAATCGCATGTACAGAATTCCTTTTCCGATGCTTTACAATATACTCAAGACAATATTGTCGGTACTCATACTTTACTGGAAGTAACGCGATTATATGGTAAGATTCAGAAGTTTATTCATGTTTCTACTGATGAAGTATACGGTGAATCTATGTTAGATATGGGGGAAAAACATAAAACAGAACAATCAATACTGTGCCCTACTAATCCATATGCCGCAACCAAGGCCGGGGCCGAACTAATCGCGCAGTCTTATAACCATTCTTTTAATATCCCTATTGTTATTACTCGTGGAAATAATGTTTATGGGCCGAATCAATATCCCGAAAAAGTCATTCCAAGATTTATACAACAATTGAAAAATAACGAACCAGTTACAATACAAGGAGATGGAAGTTGCGTGAGAGCATTCCTTCATGCAACTGATACAGCAACGGCTTTTCAGTGTATTCTTGAAAAAGGCAAGATAGGAGAGATTTATAATATTGGCTGTGATGAAGGAATGGAATATTCTATAATGGAGGTAGCAAAGATATTGATTAAAGCCATATGTAAGACAGAAAAGTATAGTAAATGGATTACATATATAGCTGATAGACCGTTTAATGATCAGCGATATTATATTAGTAATCAAAAACTACGTGATTTAGGGTGGAACATAACAATTGGTTTTGAAGCCGGAATTAATAGCCTAGTTTAATATAAATATGGTTGAACATGTTAAAACTACATTAAATGAGATGTGCGAATCCTTACAACGACATACATTTCCCCATATTAAAACCTTCAATTGTGATATATGGAAAGAAAATGTGTTTCTTAATAACAAATTAACCGGAGTGGTAAACTATCATACAGATAAACACTATATACACTCATATATGCCCGTATACGATAAATTATTTCAGTATTATAGAGATGATAATATAAATGTGTTAGAAATAGGGGTTCAAAAAGG